CGAGGGTCTGCGGCAGCTTTTCGGTGTAGTTCTGTTCCAGTGCATCAAATTCGCTTTGATAGAATTTTTTCGCCGCATCTGCCGCCAACTGCTGTTTTTCTTCGTATTTTTGGATGTATTCCTGCAATTTCACATCAGACATACGAGAGAGCTTATCCATGTAGTCCAGTGCATCATCCACGCTCATTGCGGAGATTTCACTCATTAAGCCCCCGGACAAGCCTTTTGCCTGCATTTCTTCAATCGCATTGCTGTATTTCTGAATCTTTCTGATTTCGGCATCCAGATCCCCAAGCTGGAATATCTCCTTATCATCCTCCGTTTTCACGCGTTCAAACAAAGAACCGTAGTCGGCCAGTTTTTCCTGTAAGCTGGTTTGCTTGCTTTCAATCTTGGAAAGTGCCGATTCATATTCCTTCTGAAAGGTCTGCAACGCAGAAAGCCGCTCCTTCAGCTTTTTCTCCTCTGCTGTTTTTGCGGCATCCTCCTGTTTTTTATTCCAGTCGCTTTCCTGCTTTGCAATTTCTTCCTGTATCTTCTGCCGATTCTTCTTTTCTGCCTTTTTCAGCTCCGCACGCTTTTTCGCAAGGTTGCTCTTGTATTCCTTCAATTCCTCGGCGGCTTTCTTTTCCTCCGATTTCTTCTGTAAGGCTTCAATTTCGCTGTTGGTTTTCTCTAATTCGCTTTTCAGCACATCCCCAACCTTACGGGCAGTCTGCTGTGCGAAGGCTACCATGGAATCCATCCCCGCTGCCGCCTCTGCAACATCCTCAGCCATCTGCTCTGCCGCCTTGACTGCCTCGCCTGTGCCATCCTCGATGCCGACAGCAATGCCGGCAGGAATCTGTTTGCCGACCTCATCACGCATGACACGGGAGGGGGAATGAATATCAAAGAACTTTTTCAGGGTTGAAGCCGCAGATGAACCAAGTTTTGTAGCCGCTGCGACCACTTTATTGATTGCCCCTTTTGAAAGTAGACCATTTGCAAAACCCTTTGTACAATTTTCAGCAACACTCTCCATTTCGGATTCCGCTTTTTTCATTTCAATAAGCCCTTTATCCTTCATAGTTACAAGTGCATTTGCATATAGCACAGCATTTTCATCTACTCCGGCTTTCAACGCCTTCGGGACTTCCCTGCCGGCATCCGCATACGCCTGTACCGCATTCAAAAAATCATCCTTCGTGGACATTAAAGCATCCAATTCCGCCTGCCCGATATCATAACCTGCATCCTGTGCCATTTTCAATCTGGTTGCAAAATTTCTCGATGTGACTTCCAGTTGCTGATCCAGCTGATCCTTTGTTTCATCTGTCACTCTTTGCTGTTGATATACATACTCATTCAGCCCGTTTTTAATTTCTTCCAGACTGTTAGACTGACTCAAAGTCAAAAGGCTGTTATATTCATCGATGTCCTGATAGGAGCTGCGCAGGATGTCGGTCTGCTCTGTATAAAGCCCCTCCATTTCCGCAAGGTCATCCTTTACCTGCTGCAAAGCAGACATGGCTTTTGTCTGTTGACCTGTGCTGCCGTTCATCAGCGCGTCTTGAAGCTCTTTCTCCTTTTCAATCAGCTCCTGTTTTTTTGTGGCAATATCATCCTCCAGAGTTATAAGGTTCTGCATTGCCTCTGCTTGGTTCTGGATTGCCGCCGTATAAGCCTCCTCTTTTGCGTTCAAAAGGGCATTGACACGCTTCTTTTCCATTAGCAAATCCAGATTATCAGCTGTCTGCACATACGCCTGTCCTTCCTTTTCCGTCAGAGAAATTGCATTCGGAATCACACTGTTGATTTGCTCCGCCAGAGCCTTTGCCCTGTTTTCGTAGCCATCCTTTACCTGTCCGTTTGCATCGCAAAGCTCCTGCAGCTGACGAATCAGGCTGTCTGTGTAATCCATTTCAGAAAGAGATTGATTGATGCTTTCCTGCGCCGTTTCCTTCATGCTCTTGCGTGCCTCTGCCTGCTGATTGATGGAATCTGTTGTTTCCTCCAGACGCTTTCGGAACTCGCGCATCCCCTCGCTTTCTTCCTCTGTCGCAGAAAGCAGAGAAACCAGCCCAATGGTCAATGCTGCCGCACCTGCAATCAGGAGTCCGAGCGGACACGCCGCCACCACAGCATTATAGGCAGTCTGTGCCGCAGTCATGAGGGCAATCTTTCCCGTTACCACGCCAACCACAAGCTCTTTTGCGCTCAGCGTAGAGGTCAGCAGTAACTCCGCATTTCGATTGACTGCCAAAGCCGCTGTATAAACACGCACTGCCTTTTCCGCCGCCTGCCAGCTTTTCACTACCGTAGAAAGACTTTGCACTGCCTTAAAGGTTCCGATTGCCGCCGCCGCTGTCAGCGTTACATTCTTAATCTCCTTTGTGTGTCTGAGCATAGCCGCAAGGGCGTTGATTGCCTTCGGCAGAGCCTTCACCGCCAGAGCGGTTGTTTCCTCCATGAAATGCCCTGTGCTTTCCGCAAGGTTATCCACACTTTCCGAGAGTTTTCCACTCCGCAGATTTCTTGCAACCTCATCCACCGATGTGATAGCGGTTTCCGCAGCCTCTTTCATAGGGGTTTCAAATTTTTCATAGACCTGTATACCAAGCCCTTCCAGACCACTGCCGAGAATCGTCATCTGCCCCTTGAGGTTGTCCATCTGCACATCTGCCATATCCTGCATGGCACCGCTGCTGCTCGCAACGGATGCAGAAAGATTATCAAACTCCGCACCACAACCCGCAAGCATTGCCTCCGCACTTTTCAAATCTACTTTATTGAAAATATCGTTCAGTACGTTTGTTTTTTTCTCTTGACTCATGCTCTGCATTGCAGCGTCCAGCTTTTTGAAGGTTTCATTTAGAGGAATCAGATTCCCTTCCGCGTCAAATGCAGACACACCAAGGCTTTTCAGCGTTGCCGCCGCTTTATCTGTCGGTGCGGATAAGGATAAAATCATGTTTCTCAGAGCCGTACCACCCTCTGCACCCTTGATACCTCGGTTCGCCAGAACACCGAGAGCCGTATTCAGCTCTACTGTGCCGCCTGCAAGGTTCTTCGCCGTACCGCCAACGGTCAGAATTGCTTCGCCAAGCTGTGCCACGCTGTAGTTCGCCTTACTGGATGCCCTTGCCATCTGGTCTCCGAACTGTGTCAGATTGTCCGCGCTCGCCTCGATGCCCAGAGCCGCCATTGCATCTGTCGCAAGGTCAGAGGCATACGCCAAATCAAGTCCGCCTGCCGCCGCCAGATTCAGCACAGAGGGCAAAACCTCTGCGGATGTGCCTGCGTCATACCCCGCCAAGGCAAGATAATTCAAAGCCTCTGCCGCCTGTGTAGCCGTAAATTTTGTAGTTGCGCCTGCGTTCTTCGCCGCCGTAGCCAGTGTTTCGTAAGCCTCACTGCCGTTATGGATTTCCGAAACGCTCATCCCCATGGTTGCCGCTACTTGCGACATGGATTCCTCAAAGTCACTGCCAACCTTGATTGCCGCTATGCCAAGCCCCGACAGCGTACCCACCGCCGCCGCTGCCGCAGAAACCGCCGCTTTCATGGCTGCCTTCATACGAGCGGAGCTTTGTTCGGTCTTATCCAAATCCTTCGACAGTGCATCCGAACTGTTCCCCAACTCCTGCATTTCCTGTTCCATACGGTTCATTTGCGTAGTTGTGCGGTTCATCTGGGTTTGCAGGTCATTCACGGTCTTAACCTGTCTGTTGTAGGCATCCTGCGCCTTTCTGGCCTCCTCGCTGTTCTCCCCAAACTTCTGCTTGGATTTTTCCAGCTCATCCGACAGGGTTGCAAGTCTTGCCTTTGCACGCTCGCTCTGGTTTTGCAGCAGCTTCATTTTCTCCGCCGAGGCATTGAGGGAACGCTTTAAAACATCACCCTTTGCCGTTACTGCGCCTTCGCTGTTCTCCATGCCCGAAAACGCAGAAATTACGGATTTCATTTCACTGCCTAAGTTTTTTAATTGGGAATTGATTGCAGATAGGCTCGACCGAAACGCCGCCTCGCCGTCAATGCCAATCTTTGCACCAATATCCGTTCCCATCTCGTCACCTCCTTTTTTTGCATGAAAAAAGCACCCAAATGATTTGAGTGCTTTTGAATCCTATTTTATTTTGCTGTAAATTTAATAGTCAGCGAACCACTGACTTGTATCTTTTCTCCTTTTTCCAAGTCAAGATTACTGTACGATTGAATCGCACTGTCGCTGTCGGCAAAGGTTTCAATCATCCCATTTGTTATACAGTTTCCTATTCCGGAAACCCATTTTACATCATATCTTCCGGCAGGAATGTCCTCGCCAACATAATAATTCCCCGCTGAAAAAGAAAATTCCTCCCCTTTTTCAACTGTATTCGCAGTATCGGAATTATCGCCATCTGTTTTGTAACAATAAGCCATTGCTTTAACCATGCAGTCCGGATTGTACGATGCAACTATAAAGTTGCTCATTTCATTGTACCCCTTGTAATCTGCATATACGCATACATACTCTCCGACCTTTGGCATCTCTGTGAAGAAATCGAAAAAATTTTCATCATCAAAATCTTCCAAGTCCTTTACATCTTTTGCCAAAATATATGCACCATTAGTAACCAGAACATCACCGTTTTCCGTTCTGACAAAGAAGCATGGCATCGGCGTTTCATCATCAATCTCATCAATGGTCTTAACTCCCGTAACTTCACCAATAAATTTATATGGTGTACCTTCCATATCCTCATGTGTTCCCGAATACAGGGATGCCGGCGCTTCTTCTACATCATCAACACCTTCCATATAGTGGATTGTTGAAAACGGATAATAACCATCAATCTTTCTTACATCAGCAGTTTCTTTCTCTGTCTCAGTTTCTGCCTGTTCTGTTCCGCACCCTGCGGCAACGCCCATCATCAAGCAACCACATAATAAAACAGCCAAAAATTTTTTCATACTACCCCTCCTGTGTCATATCGTGCCATTTTTCTAAAATTTATCACATAACATGATATATATCAAGAATATTTTCACGATTTTACACAAAATCCATCAGCCGCCAGAATTCCGCTTCCTCCTGCGCCTTTGATTTTTTCATTTTTGCGCCTTCGTTTCTAATCTGCTCCACAGCAATCAGGTCACACAATTCGCCAAAGGGAAGGGCATAGGCTGTCTCATAGGACAGCCCGATTTTCAATCCGTACCAGATGCACCACCCGACATCTGATTCTGTCGAGTGGTCTCCGCGTTTTTTCCTTCTTCATCTTCTGTTTCAATCCTTCTTTCGCTGCCGTCTGCAATCGTTTCAAAGATTTTAGTCTGCATATCCAGAAGATCATCCATGCCACATAAATCATAAAGCGCATCATAGCTCAGAGGGGGCGGTGTGCTGATGCCTTCCATCTTGGCATATTTCGCCCCTGCATCCATCATGGCAGACAGCAACCAGAAGCTTTCATCCATTTTCTGCACCTCTGTCCCCTCCGTCAGCGCCTTCCCGATATTTTCCACGTTCTCGTAGCGTTCCGAACAAGCACGCATCACGCGAGCGGAAAAGCACAGCAGATATTCCTTTTTGTTAATTTCAATTTTCGCCGTTCTCATACGTTTCTTCCTCCGTTTCCTCCGTCAGATTTACCGTTTCTTCTCCCCCGTCATGCTCGGCTGTCATGACGGCATTCATTGCTCCCCCGTAATACCGAGGAATTTCTTAATTGCCGCCTCTGCGTCCGCCTCGCTGTCCATAGGGGAGGAAATCATCTTCCACGGGTGTCCTACGGCATCGCTGCGCAGAATACTACCGCTGATTTCAGGTGTCCCCCATTCGACCTTTTCGCCCTGTGTGGTGAATGTGTCGTTAGGGTTGGTCGGCTGAATCTTCGGCAATACAACCGCCTGCCACTTGGTTGCACCGTTTTTCTGGATTTTCACAACTGCGCCAAAGCCAAGGTAGGGCGTTTCCTGCTCATCATTCCAGATATACCATTTTGCATCCTTGGTGCTGACATCCGATCCCGTCATTGCCTGCTCGATAATACCCAATACCCGCAGCATAACATCAGGCAGCAAATCATCCGTTGTCAGCGTCCATGTACCGCCTGCAAAGGTATTCGCGCTCTCCGCAGGTCCATTGTCTGCATAAAGGATATTATCGTCCGCGCCCTCCAATTCAATGGAAAGTTCTACCGCCTTGCCCATCAGCGCGCCGCCGCTGTAGGACACGACTTCTCCTGTGTTGTTGTATTTTGCACAATAAGGTTTGCTCAAGCCAATCTTTGCCATATTTCCCTCATCCTTTCATCGTTCTTTTGATTTCCGTTTCAAATACTTTTTTCATTTCTGCCTCCGCTTTTGGCTTCGCCGTTTTCAATGCCTTTCGCACAAAGGGCGTTTTCTGAGAAAAGCTTGTACCGCTTTCCGCAATTCTGGCAATCAGCGCAAGGGGCTGTCCCTGCGGATATTTCGGCGTTTGGATATCGCTATAGCCTGTAAAGCCGACAAGCGTATCAATCCTGTCCCCCTCCGATTGGAAGGGCGCAACGCCCAGTCCCTTTGCAAGCGCCGCCTTCTGCTCGTCCGTAATTCCCTTGAGATAATGCCCTGCACTGCGGTCATTGTCGGTTGGCAATGCCTCCACAGCGGAGCGGATTTCGTCTGCGGTCACGCCCGCGCCCTCATAAAGTGCCTTTTTCGTGATACCGTCTGCGCTTTGCCGCAGCTTTTCCAGCTGTGCTATGTAGCCATCTAAGCCTGTGAAGGTAAGCTTTGCCATCAGAACACCTCCCAGACCCATTCATAATGCGTAAAGCCTGTTTTCTCCTCATACTGCACGCTGTTTAATTCCCACGCGATATAAGGGGATGCATCAAAAGCCGCCTCCAGCTCCTCCTTCCATGGGTCAAACTCCTGCTTTGTGAAAAGGTCTGTTGTGCCTGTAACGGCTTTCTCCGTGTGGGTATCGTCCGCAGTCAAGTCATTCGTACCGTCCTCCTGCCAGACAAAATAGCGGTCGGACTTCATGGTTCTTCCGTGCCGCACCGCATCCGTCACAGCAAGGTGTGCCGCTATGATGTGTTCCTGCCAGCTCATGCCATCACCTCAAATTCCTGTTCGATTTTCGCAAGTGCCAGATCCACACAGGGTGGATAAATCTCCATGACCTTCTGCACCGTATCAATGCGGTATTGCTTTCCTTCCAGAAGGGCTACATCCTGCGGAGAAACCGCCCCCGCAACGGGTACCCGAATCACGCGCACAATCTCCACCTGTGCCTGCTTGCTCTGATAAATGCGGTTAATGCCAAGTCTTTGTTCCGCAAAGCGCAGCATTATTTTTTCTGTCAGCTTTTCCTGCGGCGCATAGCCTGCTTTTGTCGCATCGCAGACAGTGCAGATAGTCACAATCCCATCATTGAACGCCTGCGTAATCTCATGCTTCGGTCTGTTTGGTGCTTTCCACATACTCTCTCACCATTCTTCCGTTCTGCATATTCAAAATCAATGCCATGTAGTTGTTTTCAAATACATCCAATGCCTCATCCCTGGCATAGCGTACAAATTCCATCATCAATGTACGGGGAAGTCCGTCCGCATCATATTCCAGAACACTACCACCCTTTTCGTTCAGATATGCCATTGCGGCGGCAATAAAGCCACGAATCTTGTTATCCGTGGCTTCATCGTCCCATGTAATATTCAAATGGTTTTTGACATCCGCCAGAAGCTCCGCAGAAACACTCTGCCGCTGCATCAGGATTTTGTCACAGTGACGGTATAGGCTTTGGTGGTTGTGCCGTCAGCCGCCGTTACAGTAACCTTAACGGTATTTGCGCCTTCCTTCCACGTTGCCGCAGAGCCGTTGTCTACCTCCGCATCATTTGCCTGTACGCTGATTTCCGCGCCTGCATCAGAGGGTACTGCCGTAATGGTGTTGGTTGCGTTTGTGGTTGCTGCTGTGTAGGTTGTGGTTTCCTTCGCAAAGGCAGGGGACAGACTCAGACTGCCAATCTTCAAGTCAGACAGTGTCGCATCATTGGAAACCTCCGCAGCAGCTACCTGCTCCACCTTATAGGTCAGAGGCTTAAGGTCTGCAATATCCAGATACAGGAAGGCGTTGTTATCCATAGGGAAACCGTTTGCATACAGCTTCACCAGATAAACCCTGTTATCCTCCAGGAACTGATACTGGTCGGAATAATCAATCTTCCCCTCCTTGCTCATGCCTGCCGCCGCAAAGTATTTCTTACCCAAACCAAGAACCACCTCGCCTCTGCTCAGTGCCGCAGACTGGATAATTGTCATGGGATAAGGCACAACATCATTGCGATAGGTGCCATCGGGAGCCATTACCGTTGTTGCAGGCATCACCTTCTGGAAATAATCCTGCGGATTGACAATCAGAAGGACATTCTCCACCGCTCTTGCCTTCCCATTGGGATCCGCCGCAATCAGAGAAATCAGATTGCCGACCGTTTTCACGGAAAGGTCATTTACCTTGATTTTCTCCTTTGCAGGATAAACGCCGCCTGTTACGGTAACGCCATCACCTACCTGACGCATCATGCCAATAGGCTTTTCATGCCCATCCCCCTTGACAATGCCTGCCTCCAGACCATTCGCCAGTGCTTCATACAGAATCTGTCTAACGTAATTGTCCAGCCATTCGGGACCTAAATCCAGCATTGCCTTGCAGACAGGCAGGAAGGCGGACAGCTTCAGCAGGGTTGCATTGACTTCCTTGAAACCGGAAAGCAGCTCCTTCACAATCGTATCCGTCAGTGCGCCCCACTGCGCCTCCTGCCGTCCATTGGTGTTCATCAGCATCTTGATTGCGCCGCCTGTGGACAGGAACCCGATATGGGACAGCAGGGGATGCTCCTCCCTCAAGTCATCGAATACGGAATCAATCACCGTTTCGGGCATCACAACATCCAGATTTGCCAATGCCTGCTTGGGGTCTGCGGCACGCATTGCCTCGCCCAGCTTCTGGTAATACTGCTTTTCCTGAGAGGTCAGCTGACGCACACCACGGGAGGTCAGCGCCCTGCTGTCATTCTCCTGTCTGAGCTGTTCGATTTTGTCCTCATAGTCCTGCTTAATGTCCTCGCCGATGCACGCCATCATGTCATTCATGGCGGCGGCAAAGCCCTCCTTGTCATCCTGCTGCAACGCTGTCTGCATTGCCTGTCTGATTTCTTCTCTTGTTTTTGCATCATTGTGTTTCATTTTCTATCACTCCTTTATTTTTCTGCATCAAAAAAGCCGTTCAGCATCGCCATGAGACTGTTCGGCTCTTCCTTCTGTTTTGGTTCTGGTTTCGGATCACGCTCTCTTTCTCCGGTACACGGCTCTGTCAGCTGACGCAGCTGTGCCACAAGGCTTTTCTGCATTTCAATCCTCTGCTGTACGTTTAGATTCGCCTTCTGCATCACGCCTGCAACCTTGGCAGGATCTGCATCCTCCTCCGCAAATCTGTCCGCCAGACCGTATCTGATGCAGTCCTCTGCGGTCAGCCATGTTTCGTCATCCATCATACGGGACAGCAGCGCTTCATCTACCTTCTCTCCTGCCTTCTGCAAATATGCCTGCTTTCCGGCATTGTTGATGATATCCAAATCATCCGCCGCCTTCCGCAGCTCTGCGGCATTGCCATAGGAGAACATCCACATGTTGTGGATCATCATCAGCGCATTTCGCGGCATAATGATTTCATCCCCTGCCATGGCAATCACAGAGGCAATGGAGCAGGCAAAGCCGTCAATGTAAACGGTTTTCTTCGCAGAGTGCCGCTTCAGCTGGTTATAGATGGCAGTACCCTCAAATACAGAGCCGCCGTAGCTGTTGATATACAGCTTGATTTCCGCAATATCTGCGTATTTCGCCAGCTCCTCACGGAAGGTATTTGCACTGGTTTCACTGCGAATCACCTCATCCGTCCACCAATCGTAGCCGTCGCTTTCCACATCGCCGTAAATATAGATTTCCAGTACACCGCTTTGCTGTGCCGCCTGTTTGATTTCCCACATGTTTTTCCTGTTCTTCATGCTTATTCACCTCCCTTCCCATCAACGCGGTGCATCGCACCGTCCAGAGTTTCAAAGTTTTTGGTAACAAAATGCTGATTTGCCCAAGGCTCATTGATTTTCGGCATTCCTGCCGCATCCAGTACGTCATTCACGCAGAACGCCGCAGAACCAATCAGCTTCTCGATATTTGCCGCATTGCCGAACAAATCGAAATGCAAAATTGCGGAGGTATCAATCTGCAAATAGGTGCCATCCTTCCATTCCGAAAAGCCGTACCGTTTGCGGTTGATTTCCTCCGAAAGCTGGTCGCAAAGAGGGTCAATACAAGTGGTCAGCCACCTTGTCATAGCATCCTTAGAATCTGCCACATCGCCGAAAATCAGCACAGGCGGAATCAGAAACCCTCTTGCCGTGAAGTCAAAAATATCATCCACCAAAGCACGAATATCTCTTGTGGAACGCTGTGTATCCGGATTTCCGCCGACATCCTCGTATTTGTACCCGTCAAATTCCGGCAGAACCCCGTTTTCGGATGTCAGAAACGGCTTTACCTGATTGCTTAGCATCTCGCCAAAGACTTCGTTCCACCCCTTCTTGCCGTCCTTGCCGTCACCGATATTCCCTGCGTTTGCAATCTGGCTGACATGTACCTTCAGGTGTCTGCCGCTGCCCCACTCATAATTCTTCATTGCCGCCTGCACCAGTCTTATGTATGACTGATACAGCCCATCCAGTACAGGTCTGATGTCCTTATGGTTCAGCTTGAGATGCAGCACTTCGCTTTCCGGAAATGTCTTTTGATAGCTAACCTCGCCGACAACTACGCCCTGATATTCGTTTTCCTTCCATGGATGCTCTGCGGCTCTTGTAAAGCTGTCCGCAACCGCCAGATATTCCCGTCCTCCTGTTTTTCCGCCGCTGATAATCAGCACTTCATTCTCCTTGTAGAGCTGATAAATCAGCTTGTGCAAAAAGGCAGTACTGTTCTGGTTGGGGTTCGGCTCTACATTCCAGAGGTAATACTCCTCGCCCCTGTTTTCCTCATGCTTTCTGTAGGTCTTGAATGTGCATTTGCCGACTGCATTTGCAATCATCGCCACACAGGTATGAAATGCCAGCTCACGAATACGGTATTCCTCCAACGCCTGCTGTAATTCCAGAGAGGAAATCTCTGCCGTGCCGCCAATCCCCAGTTTAGATAATATCCATCGTTTGATACTGATTCCCATTTTCTCACCCCCTTTAAAATACAAAAGCACCCATTGTCGGAATTTGTACAGGTGCGCCATCGCCAAGAACCGATTCTATTGTCATCGCCGCTACAAATGCCATGAAGGCATCATTCTTGCGGCTTTTTGCCTCGATTTTCGCATAGATAAAGTTGCCCGTATCTATGCCCGATTTTATCTTTGTGCCCGATTTTACCCGCTTTGTGTTATTCACGCCCCACCGCAGATGGGGAACATTGCCCCAGTGCAGATATTGTCTGTTAAAGCACTCCTGAATCACAGGCTCAATCTGCATAATGTCGGACGGGCGTACCAGCTTGATATTTTTCTGCTCATCGCTGAAGCCAATCTTCCGCAGGCTTTCCGCAACCAGCGCATAGCGGTGATGGTCGAGCGCAAGCATTTTGACATTGTACCTCCGCATACTGTCCCAGATGTAATTCGCCAGTAAATCGGGATGAATCCCGACATCGTCCACAACCGTAACCTCTCCGCGC